TATCCAGAGTTTCACCTCTTTGAACTGACCTACCAGTTTGACCACTAGCTCTACGTGCTCCTAGTTTCTTTGACACGAGTTGTCTAAACTTTTCTTCGTTCTGAGCTGTTACTTTACCACCTAAAGCACGTAAATTAGATTGTGCTTTAGCGTAGCCACGTTGTGCAGCTAGATCATTTTCGTTTAGATCTATATTGTATTTGTTAACTTTAGCGCCATAAACAGAGAGTTGTTGGAACCAGTTACGCTTACGCATTTCCAGTGCACGTTCATACTCTCTTATTCTTCTAGCATTCTCAGCTTTGATTGCTTTCGCTTGACCAATGCCACCAAGAATACTACCGGCTGCTTTAAAGATTGCGCCAGCTCCTATTGCCACGGCAAAACTCCATAAATGATAATTGATTAGGTCCGTGTTTTACTTCCCTTAGAAATTTGAACCCTAGGAATCTCAGTAGTTTAATATGTACTTTATTGCGTTTGTCCACAATGTTCCATAATAACTTTTCTTTTCTACCCTCTACATATCTTTTTGCTTCTTTAGCAAATGTAACTGGGTAGTCTTCTATTGCAGACGTGCATACCATCCAAATCTTTCCATCTGGAGATACTCCTGCCATGCCTGCTATTTGACCATCAGGTACCTTAAAGTACACTGAGTCGCAGTTATTCATTCCTACAACTAATGCATTCTCAGGATCATGTCCATGACCTTCGGTAATTTCTCTGTAGTCATCTGGTAGTAAATTGGAAGCTACTGCAATAGCAGCCTCCAATGTTGCTGGGTGAATGTATTTAGACACGTGTGTAATTTCTATTGGTGTATTTACCTTCCCACTGATACGAAACTATCGTAGCGGGTGAAGGGTGTTTAGATTTTACAGTAATTATTAAATTCTTATTTCTTTCATAACAAGGTATTGTGCCAGTTATATCTGGTACGAACCCTATGTTATTTGCATTATAATCGTCAGCTATAGTTGATTCTACTACTTGATTAAATAAAGGTTTACCACTTCTATTTACTTCCATGTTATATAAACCAACTTGTCCAAAATTAAATTTAACTCTATGTATTACTAAATCAGCTCTAGTATCTTTTCTTGTAGCACTACCTGATCTATAAGTAAAGAAGATTTTAGGTAACTCTACTTGCATCTCAAATTGATATCCAATAAGAAATGTTTCTCCAGACCAGTTTCCTATTATTTCTAGGTTAGAACCATTAATAGTTACGTCTGCAAATCTACCTAAGTTAGTACCAGAATCAGTATCGTAAGCTGCAATATCATTAGAGCTTTCAAATCCTGTAGGTTTTGCAAATGTAGTTTTACCAGTTGTACTATTATAAGTACCACCACCTGTAGTAACACTTGTACAGTGATCTAAGTGTATAGGGTAATCTTCTCCAGCAGTTACAAAATGACCATTGTCATCTAACTTAATAGAGTATTTTAATAATTGATCTTTGTTGTTATTTCTTACTACTACATATAATGCATCGTCTAACATACAATGATATCTAATGGTACCAGTTAAAGTCCATTGAAACCATGCCTGTAATATACGTTCATTACCTGAAGTAAAATATCTGTAACCATATAAAACTGATTGATCTTCTTCACTAAATAATACTAATCCGTTTTCTCTAGAGTTAGATATAAGTTTTAAATCGTTCTCAAATAACTGAGATACTACTTTACTTTGTTCTACAACATCCGGTTCACCTTCTCTTCTTACCTGTGACATTTCAAAGAATCTACTATATTTATTAGCATTATCTAAGAAACCAATAGTAGTTCCTAAGTTTACTGGATTAGTTTTAAAGTTAAAGTTGTATGATGCAAGTCTATTTATTTTAGCTGTATTAGGATTAAACAAGTCACTATCTGTAGTCAACATAAATTGTTGGTTTTTAGAAAATAACACTAATCCCGTATTTACTTGTATAGCATCATAAATTATAGCTGGGTATTCTGAACTGCAAGATAAATCTATTGGGTCAACATTTGAAAAACTGATAGCAGTCCTAGCCCAGAAATTAAAAAAGTTTCCCGGACGAGAAAGTATTACGTTCTCATCACTAAGCATGGCTAATCTATTTCTAAAGAATACCATTTTATTTATAGTCTTACCTACAAAGGATGCCTGTGGGTTAGTGCCACCTACTCCAGTATCTCCTACTTCTGCACCTTCCCATGCTACTTGTGATAAGGTAAATGTTGTTGAGTTAGTTCTGACTAATTGTAGTGGCATAGTACCAGCATCAAAGTTAGTCTTAGCTCCCGGTAACACACATTCTTCCCACACACCTTCACCATCAAAACCATTATTAGCAATAAACTTTAAGTAATAATCATCTTCTTCAGCAGCACCGTTCTGAACTTTTACTACAAAACCATCTTTACATTGTCTTGGTAAGTCATCTACAGTAAGTACTTCTCCAGCTACAACATTTAATAATTCACTAACTGGTGTAGAAACGTTAAATAAATTCTGTTCTACTCCATTTTGTACATTAGAAGTTCTGGTAATATAAAGACCATTACCTATTTGTTGTACATTATTAAAGTTTCCTGTAGCTACTATCTCTGCTCTAAGAGTACCAAGTATAGATTCTGGAGTTACTGTTGTTTTAGTGTCAAACGATGTAGGGTTAGGTCTAACTAATCCTAGATTAGCTTGTACGGATGATGAGCTAGTTTCATTAATAGTTACTTTATAATAACCATCTTTCATGTACACATAGAAATAGTCGCCTGTTTGCCACCCCTCGCCGCCATAGAGAAGGTCATTTGTTGTTGTGTACCTTGTTCTATATTCAACGTTAGATCCAGCTCCTACGGGCGTAGACTGCCCTGTGGTAGTAATTCTAAAATATAGGTTACTTCTACCTGATTGTCCTGATTGATTACTTGAGTTATATATATTTACTTGATAGCTAAATGACGTGTCAGTTTGAGTGTCTCCTGATACATCTCTGGTACCCCCTACAGCATCATTATCAACTAAAGTACCACCACTAGCTATATCAAATATTCTAGTTCCTACATTAGGAGCTAAGTCATCTGACCCGGGTCCTGCATCTTCATCACATCTAGTAGTATTATTTACTCTATTTACATGAGTATCCATATGACCATTACTGGTGCAATAGTTATTACTAGATCTTACCATTTCTACGCTTATTCTAGTAGCTGTAGTAATAGTTGTAAAATTTGCATTATCAAATAAATTTAAAGCATACTGAGCTGCATACTTTAATGTTTTTAGTTCTATAAATACTTCTGGAGGTCTTAGTGGTTCTATAGTATTAGCCATAGCAACAGTTTTAGTTCTGTTAGTTAAGAACGTAAAATCGTTGATAGTTAGTGTCTGTATATCCTCGTCATTACTATGAGATAGATATGTAGCCATAGCAGATGTAGAACCAGTAACAGTCATCTCTGAACCGTCGTTACACTTCCACATATTTATGTCACCAGTTCTACTAACCTGACCTATATACTGTTCGTCTTCATCTCTGTAGTAATGAAACCATCTACCAGTAGCAGATGAATTATTAGTCCCATCACTTAGAGAAGTAACAAGTTTTCCACCGGGACGTTTAAGTAAACCATGTGTTACATCAGGTAAAACATTGTTTGCAACATTAACCTGTCCCGGGATTTTTAGTTCGTCTGGCTGTTGTGAAACGCCACCGGTTAATGTAGGTACTAATTGTGTAACACTTGCCATTATCTAATTAATGCTTTGTAAGGTTGATAGGCGTCATATCCTTGCTCCTCTCGGAATCCAAAGAAACTATGATCTCCTTGCTGAGTATCATATTCCATGACTATTGCTCTAGTTATTGCTTCTTGATTCTGTAATAACTTAGCAAGGTTAGCATCACCAACTAATTGAGTAGCTGCTCTGGTTGATGCTTTAGCTATAATATATCTCTGAAATGCAGAAGGTATATCTTCAAAATTATATAAGTATGTAGCATCTATTAATACATCATTTGTAAACTCAAATGTATGGTTTACTTTGTCATATAATTTTCCTTCTCTTTTTACAACATCAAGATTTCTAGTTATCTGTCCATCATGTATATCGTAACGGAGCATGTTAGTAGGGATACTGATATGTTTATTTGCATCAGGACTAATTTTAATATGTTCTTCTGAATTAAAATGCCATCCTTCATTCAATACATCTTTAGTAGTTTCTACTAATAAATTAAATATAAATGATATCTCTGGGTTTGTACTTATCAACGCACCTGTCGTTGTATCTTTTAATTGTGTAATAGGTGACTGTCCTATGCTACCCAAGATAGAGTTAACTGCGGATAGTTCGGTATCGGTTGCTATTGGAGTAGTCATAAAATTTTTGTCATAAAAAAAAGGGGGGAGGGTAAACCTCCAAGCCCCTGTATAAGATTTAGAATGCAGCGTTACCTGAAGATCCAACAGCAGCACCGGCAATAAGCTCGACACATGCAGCAGGGTTAAGGTAGTCAGCACCCATAGCCATGCGACCTAAGATCACATCGCCTTGGTAAACAACTGAAACGTCGCCTGAAGTTACTTGAACCTGTGGTCCAATAGCTTCTACAACACCAGCTCCTTCCTTTTGGAAGATCAAACCACATGAGTTAGCAAATTCTGTTTCTTCACCGTACTCGTTGTTGATTCCAGTTACGTCAGCAGCAGCGTCTTCGACAGCTTCGCCAACAAATGAACCTACGTTTGTAGGAGATGTGATTCCGGGGTTTGTTGCACCAGCAGAACCATACTTAGTACCATACTGACTGAAGAATGGGATGTTCATTGACTTGAAGATCTTGATGCCTGCAATTTCAATGATACCTTGTCCAGACTGTAAAGCTGTACCTTGTGTATCTCTGTTGATAAGTCCGCTTGAACCTACACCTTGTATTAATTCGTAGTACTGTCTTGGGTTAAGTACAGCTACTCTTCCGTCTTCACTAACACCTTTCTCATCTAATGCCGCAGCAGCGTCATAGAAAGCGTTAATTAGAGAAGCTGGTACATAAGCATCAGATGCTTGGTTGTTTGTACCTACACGGATTTGTGTTCCACCGGGTTCTACAAAGCCAGACTTTGTGATTGGTGAAGCAGCTCTAGCACCACGAGCGATAGATCTAAAGATTAGTCTGTCGTACTTTTGAGCAAGAGCGTATCCAATCTTCTTGGAAATTTCTCCTCTCAATTCGTAGTGAGCAAGTGTCTCGTCTAATTCGTAAACGAATGCACTTGAGATTAGAAGGTCATCACATGTGATAGTCTTCTCAGCTACTGGAGGTGCTCCATCGGAGTTTCCAAGTATGCTGTTGCCGGGTGTATGGAACTCGGCTTTAGTGTGTCCAGTATAGATAAACTGCAAAGATTTTCCATTTTTTAGAGTTCTCTTCATAACGAGATCCCTTGCTATCGCATTGTGTTGGAAGCCTTTGAACATTTCTCCACTGAACAATTTTAAGTAAAGTGCTCTTGCGTCACCTGTACTATTGGACTGACCGGCGCGAGTTAAACTCGTGGTCATTCCTGAACTCTGTTGAGCCATTGTTATGTCCTATTTTAAGGGGTATATTGTATCGTTCCTAACGTTAGAATGTTGTCAGTCTTAATTGGTCTTACGTGAGACTGTCACGTTTGTGGTCTATCCCACCGTATATACGGCTGATGGTATCCTCCTTAGAGGGCAAAAGCCAGATTGAGATAGGGGGACTTGAACCCCCTAAGATCGCCTAACCGATTACTCTAGTGTAAGCAATGCCACGATATACAAAAGTAACTTTCATGGTTTTCTCCTATATACCCAAGCCCCGTTCCATGCTTGAGTCGTCATGCGTCCCATGCGGGATGAACGGACGTGGTTGCTATTTTCTCTTCTTTGCAGTTTTAGCTGCTCGCTTGAAGTTCGCGTTTGTGGGTGCTCCGGGTGATCCGGGCTTTCTCATCTTTTCACCAGAACCAGCAGCGATGCGCTTTTTCTTGGCATGGATGTTAGCATATAAGCCACGCTTACTTGCCATATTTCTTACCCCCTTTTTTCATGCCACCTTTACAGGAGCCTTTACCTTTGTGTGCCATTACTTTTTCCTCATGTTTTTAGAAATAGCCTTAGCTACCTTAGCAGGCATTTTAGGATTCTTAGACATCAGCTTTTTAGCTGTGCCATTACCATTTTTTTTGGCAGGAGGTCTGCCTCTTTTAGAACCGTAGGTTCCTTTTCCCATTGGCATAATTAACATTTCCATTTGCGAAGGGCAAGAGCCTTACGAGTAGGCTTGCCGTTTGGTTTTTTCATAGGACCTTTCACGCCCGACATGCGAGCGCAGAAAGATCTTTTACGAGCACCACCTTGAGGTTGTGGTGCTTTAAGATTTGATCCAGTTGCAGCGTTGTATTTTTTTCTACCGGCTGCTGTCAGACCCCCCGTCCGACTCTTGTGTTTGCCCATCTTCAGGCTTACGTTCTTTCTCTTGGTTGTCATTGCTATTACAAAATTCAAATCTTGTTACGCTTGCACGCATTTTATCAGATTGTTGTGACATATTGTTCCAGTGTCTAGACACTCCAGAGATAATAAAACAGTTAGTAATTATTGTTAATATTAAACAAAGCTTATTAAGCAATTTCTGGAGCGGTGAGTGCTATTTGTGTTGACTCAGCGTTAGCTAAATCGAGTGGGAAGTTGTGTGCATTTCTTTCATGCATTACTTCCATACCTAAAGACTGTCTGTTTAGAACATCAGCCCATGTAGGAATTACATTTCCACTAGCATCAACTACTGACTGGTTAAAGTTAAAACCATTTAAGTTAAATGCCATTGTGCAGATTCCCATGGATGTTAGCCATATGCCAATAACCGGGAAAGCACCAAGAAAGAAATGTAAAGAACGAGAATTATTGAAAGACGCATATTGAAATATTAGTCTACCGAAGTAGCCATGAGCTGCAACGATGTTATAAGTCTCATCTTCCTGACCAAATTTATAGCCATAATTCTGTGACTCCTGTTCAGTTGTCTCCTTAATAATAGAGGACGTAACCAAACTTCCGTGCATAGCAGCGAAAAGAGATCCACCGAATACCCCAGCAACACCGAGCATGTGGAACGGATGCATAAGGATATTGTGTTCTGCTTGGAATACGAACATGAAGTTAAAAGTACCAGAAATACCAAGAGGCATACCATC